TACGTACACGGGTACCTGCGGCGCCAACTTCTTTGTCATAAAACTTTTCAAAGTCTGCTTCCATTGCTTCTACGATTGCTGTGAATTCTGCGTGTTTATTTGTAGCCATTTTTAATAATCCTTTATATGAAGTACAGAGTACTTATACCTAGTGTACAGGAGTCAAAATTAAATGTCAAGCACCATTGGCAAACACATTTGGACTGCCGGCTGTGATGGCGCCTGCGTCTGTGGAATCATTCTTTCGAGCTATTGGGATAGTACCAACAAACACATCGTCAGAACCAACATTGATCACAGCTCCATGCGGAACACAACTATCACCAGAGTTGATAGTATGTGCGGCTGTTGGATTACCTTTACATTCTACAGCAATAGTATTAGCATAGACTTTGGCGCTGGCGCCAGTTGGACCAGTTACAGTCGTGGTTCCATCACAACCGTGTCCGGTTGTTGTTGGGTCTCCTTGGCGGGCAACTGCTGGCATGTTTGTATTTATTTCAAAGCAATGCCGGTGGTATTTTGAATATACTGATCCGACGCATCTTTGGCAGTGGGTGCTAACACCATAATAGTTGAACGTGAAATAGTGACGTTTGTATCCATTTCAACTGTGAACAAAAATGGCACCAGTGCAATGCCTTTTTGGCCTGCTGTTAGTACTAATGGTTTATTTACTGTAACACCCATTACATTTTCGTCCACCAGTTTGGCAACAATTTCTTCGCCTGCTGTTGTTTTTATTGTGACTACTTCGCCTGTTGCGATACCTTTATTGATTAACATGTTTACCCTTTGAGTGTGTTGAAAAATTCTTCGTCTTTACCAGCTAAGCCTTGATAGCCGCCTGGAAGGAGAACGCCATCCTTGAAAATTTGCGGTACACTACGCAAGCCTTGCTCCATTAGGAACTCCCGTGCGCCGGTGTGCTCTTCCATCTTAATTACTCGGAATGGAATTGATTTACTTTCTAATAATGCTTTTGCTCTGTCACAAAACGGACAGTTGTTCTTTGAATATACTGTGATCATTTTTCTCTTTTATAGTGCGGGCAAGTCATCATAGTCTAATGCTTCACTCATTACTCCGATAACGTAGTTTGTGCTTTCGCTTTCCTGTAGTGCTGTTTGTTTCTTACTGGTATCTGTATGCTTGTTGAACCACGGTATTGGAGTTGACTTTGGTGCTGGGTTGTTGTACTTGATACCAATCTGTTTAAGAGCATCCACCGCGGTGTAGTCCACAAAGTCGCGCAGAATATTTGCGTTGAGTCCAATAACTGGTCCCATTTTAAACAAGTAAGTGGCCCACTCTTTTTCTTCACGAATAACGTCCATGTACAAATTATACACTTCTTGTTCGCATTCTGCTTTGATTTCGGCAAACCTAGTGTCCTCTTTAACAACTTGGTTGATCAAATATGCAGTCCAGCCTTTGTGTAGTAACTCGTCTTGTAGAATCAAACTGATAATGTTGCCGTTGCCAATGAAGATTTTGTTCTCCACCATGGCCAAACTTGTGGCAAAGCTAACCATGAAGCGAAACGCTTCCAATGCGTAACTGGCATGCAAGGCCATGTAGATTGCTCGGATATGTTCTTTTTCAGTAACTGCCTCGCCTAACTGCTTACGGCAGTTGACCACATGCAATGCTTCGTAGTAGTCGCCCACACTTGAAGCCATGTCCACAATTTCTTTAGTGTCATGGATAGTATTGAATACATCTTTTGGCACATTATAAATGTTACGAATGATGTGGCTGTATGACTTGCTGTGAATGTTTGTTTCAAAGAATGTCCAGTTATACACCAATGCTTCTAATTCAGGCAAACTAATTACTGGCATAAAGATTTGACTTGGGCCGCGCCCTTGCAAGCTGTCCAATGCTGTTTGACGTAGCAGGTTGCTGGTAAAGATATGTTTGATTGCTTCGCTGGCATCTTTGAAATCATTTGAATCTTTGGTAAGACTGATCTCTTCTGGTTGCCAAAAGAAACCACGTGCTGTGGCTTCAAAGTCGGCAATCTTTTTGTATTTGACTTCTTCAAATCGTTGAATAGTCACTGGCCCAGCTGGGTCCAAAAACATCTTGCGATTAAGATAGTCTGTCTTGGTGTTTAAATTGTATTGTTGTTTTGACATTTTAATATTTTCCTGATGCAAGTACTATCTTGCAAACGTGTTCTAATCTTTCTATGTGCTCATAGGCACGCCATGGAGTGTTGCCAATAGCCACAACTCCGTGTCCTTTGATTCCTACTATATCAAACTTGATGTTGCCGTCTCGGTCAAGTCCCAAGTTATGATGACACGCTTCGCCCAATTCTTCACTGATAGGAGCAACATCTCCAACATTGTGTGCTACCTTGGTATAACGATTGAGTTCAGGAAACGCATCGCTAACAGTGCCCAAGTCAATGCCGGCATGCATGGCCGCAATACAGTATGTGGGGTGAACATGTACTACCACACGCACATCGTCTTTGTGCTGTCCTAATTCTTTCTGTAAGCCAAAATGTAACGGCATCTCACCACTAGGTTCCAAATTACCCGACAAGTCAGTCTGTTCAATAACACTCCACGAATAGTTAAATACGCCAGAACCAACACCACTGTTAATTGACCTCCATATGGCAATCTTTTTAAACATCTCTGGTTGCATCTGTTGTTTACGTACTCCGCTGGGAGTTACATAAAAGTGATCACGGTCATGATGACGTATAGAAATGTTACCATCCCTACTGGTAATCCAATTGCGCTTGTAAGCGTCTACTAAAATATCACAACAAGTTTCTAACATTATAGTTTACAAGCCTCGCAATCTTCTAATTCTTCAAAATGGAATCCATTCACTTGAACTCCATTCACTTGTGTTTGTTCCGGAGCAATCTCTGCAACTTGTTTACTGCCTTGTTTGTTGATCAAACTGTAGTAGAATGTTTTCAATCCCCACATGTGTGCCTGCATCAAATTCTTGGCAATCAATGTGGTTGGCACTTTACGTCCTTCAAAGTGTGCTGGATTGTAAAACGTATTGGTGCTGATGCTTTGATCCACATAGGCCGCTAACACTGCACTGGTTTTTAAATAGCCGTCACAGTCTTTTTGATCCCACATGAGTTGATATTTGTTTTTAAGTTTATGGTATTCAGGAACAACTTGTACAAACGATCCTGCTTTGCTTTCTTTAACACTGATCAAACTCATGGGTAACTCAATCCCATTAGTGCTGTTTATAACAACACTTGAGCTTTCGACTGGGGCAATGGCCATCAAAGTGGCATTGCGAACACCGTACTGTTTCATATTAGTACGCAGTGTTTCCCAATCAAGTTCTGGAGTAAAGTCTGCTAAGTCATTAACACCCTTTGCTCGTAATTCCCAGGGGAATATGCCTTGACCGTAACGTGTGTGTTGACTGGTAGTACAAGGGCCGCGTTCTCGAGCCAGTTCAACTGTGGCTTCTGTTAGATAGAATGCTTGATGCTCCATCCATGCTTTGACATCTTGTAGTGCATCTTTTTCGCCATAACGTAATCCACGCTTGGCATGCCAGTAGGCCAAGTTGGTAACACCAATGCCTAACGGTTGGATTTCATCGTTACTTAGTTTGCTTTGAATACTTAAGAAGTCTTGGTAATCAAGTATGTTGCACAAACTACGTTGCAAAATACGACAAGCCCGGCGCATGTCTTCTGGATTTCGGAAAGCTCCCCAGTTGATAGAACCAAGAGTGCATAAAGCGATGCGACCATCAGCATCATCGAGACGCTTAAAAGACTTAGTAGGTAATAGTATTTCACAGCATAGGTTACTCTGGTAAATTGTATGATACTCGGGATCAAATGGCCCTTGGTTCTGTACATTGTCAATGAACACTAGATAGATGCGGCCAGTATCAGTACGCTCTTTCAATATGCCACTCTTGAACACTTCTTCAGCACTCATGGTCTTGGTACGCAGACCTTTTTGTTTTTCGTATTTCACATACAATTCTTCAAAACGTTCTGTGTTTTGATAAAACGCTTCGTACAGGTCAGGTACTTCGTTAGGATCAAAGAACGTTATGTCTTGTTTGTTTCGGAATCGTCTCCAGAAGAAAGCACTAAGCACAACCCCATAATCCATATGACGGACTCGGGTTTCTTCGGTTCCTTGATTGTTTTTAAGAACAATAAGATCATCAAACTGAAGATGCCAAATAGGATAGAATACAGTAGCACTTGCATTGCGGATACCTCCTTGTGAGCATGAGCGCAAATCACCGAACCATTTTTTCAGGAAAGGTATCATACCTGTGTGCATAATCTCACCACCACGGATGGGGCTACCCAACGGACGTAAGCGTCCAATTTCTAAACCAATGCCTGCACGTTTGCTGGCATACTTGGCCATCATTTCGCCAGAAGCAAAAATGGAGTCAAGATCATCATCACTGCGAATGAGCACACAACTACTGAACTGCTTAGTGGGAGTGCCAAGCCCAGCAAGAACAGGAGTAGCGAGAGTAAATAAACCGTCAGACGCCGCATTGTAGTATTCCTTAATATATTTCATTCGAGCACTATTGGGCTCTTCTTTATGAAAGATTGTTGCGGACGCAATCATGTATCTAATTTGTGGAGTTTCGTATGTTTGTTTAGTACTACGATTCTTTACCAGATACTTTTCAATCAACTGCTCAATGGCCGCATATGAATACTGTTCATCTTTTTCGTGATCCAGCATTTCGTCCATTCGATTCCAATCTTCTTCACTGTACCATTCAAGTAATTCACTTGTGTATAATCCAGTTGCCACATTCTTTTTAACAATAGTATACAGAGTTGGCACTTCATAAGAGCCGTAAACATCTTTACGCAACATGCTGAGTCGCTGTTTGCCTGCCACGTATTGGTAATTGACATGTCCAACGTCCGGATTGTTTTCCACATCAATGAGGTCAACTATAGCACGGAGTGTTATGCCATCAATTTCTTCTGTGGTGATGCCATCGTAAAAGTGTGGTTGTGCTTTGATTTCTA